TATGCCTATGTTGCTGCTGAGCAATGGCTAGTCCAGCATAACCCACATATGGCTATGGTCTATGCTGGCTACGCCTTCAGCAATGTCGGTATGTATTTGTTAATAAAGTAGGTACATCGTCAGGTCATAAATCTATGCTAGGGATACTCCACCTTACTTGGAGTAAGTTTGATGATAATGCAACCAGCCGAGTTGCAGGCTCTCATAGCCAAGCTCGGCGGCGTTAACATAACGGCTGAACATATCGGCCGAGCAGAAAGCACCATTAGAACAGCCCTTAAGTTTGGGCGTCCATTGCGTGTATCTACCATCTTTCTTCAAGCTCAATCCCTACGAGAAGAACTGGCTGCCCTTAAAGCCAGGCGTGAAGCCGCTGGTCCAATCAAGCCCAGGGTTGTGCCAGGCAAAGATGATAAGTCCATTAGGATTATAGCTATCGGGGACACCCATGATAGCCCTACCCTTGCCAAGGATCGGTTCCGTTGGATTGGCAAGCACTGTGCCGAGAAGAAGCCGGACCGGATTGTCCACATCGGGGACTTCTGTAACTGGGATTCGGTCTCTTCCCATGAGGAACGTGGGTCATTTGCCTATGCGCAGCGGCCATCTTTCCGTGATGATCTACAAAGCTGTGAAGAGGCAATGGGCCTATTCTACAAGGAAGTATCTCATCTTGATATTCCTCAAGATCTGGTCTGCGGTAATCATGAGGACCGGATCCAGCGGTTCGAGAACAAAACCCCTGAGACTGTTGGAACCCTATGGGCACAGTTTGAGGATGCAGCGGCTCGCCATCGCTGGAGGCTGCACCAGTACGGGCAATGGCTTTTGATTGATGGGGTTGGGTTCATTCATGTACCACTGAACATTATGGGCAAGCCATACGGTGGGCAGAACTGCGAGAATGCCATAGCCAACCATGCTACCCATAGCATTGTCTTCGGCCATACACATCGATCCACATTCCGTAAGACGCCTAAGATCGGAGCCAATAACTCTATCGAGATTATGAACCTGGGATCAGCGATGCCGAGTGGGTACGTAGCCCGATATGCTGGCACGGCCACCACAGGCTGGTCCTATGGGATCTATGAGCTAGAGATCCGGTACGGCCATATCGTATCTCATAACTTTATATCAATGGATCAGCTTGAAAGGCTCTATGCCTGATGGCTGGCCTTCATCCGCAGCAGCAGCTCATCGAAGAGTTGCGTCAAGCGTTCAGGATTAAATGGGGTGGGTCCGAAGCAGAGTTCAGGATGGCCGAGGAGATGGTTGATCTTAATCTACTTATCCTAAAGTATGAAGATAGGATTAAAGAACTAGAAGCCGACCGCCATTTAGCGTTTCATCGAGAGCCACCAAGATCTGGAGGACAGAATGAGTGATGACAATGATGACGATGATGCCATCTTGGACGATTTTGATCCCTCTGTCTTTGAGGATATCGTGGCACAGCGAGCAATTGCCTTTGTATATCTGGCTCGGTTTGCTGAATTTGCCAAAGATCAAACAGCTCGTGATCTTACATTTACCATGATGCGCAAGATCAGCATGTCGATTCGGACGCCATCGACGGCAGAGCTGAAGGTCGTCGAGTAGCCTAAAGGCAATAAGTGAAAAGCCCAGAGGGGGGAGAACCTCTGGGCTAATCAAGGTGACTTATCAGTGGGGAGCCTCAGTCACCAAGTTATGCACACCAGGCATCACGGCGTGCGTTATTCACTTTAATCTCTTTGATCGTCTGGTCAGTATCTTTCTTTGACCAGGAGATATTTTTCCAGACCGAACATGCAGCTGTATTAGTCTCGCGAGTTGCTGTCGTGCTCGCGCAGCCTGTCAGGATTAATGTTAATGGTATCACCAGCCAGTATCGCATCTTGCATTCTCCTCAATGCATCGGCCTGTGCCTCTGCCTTGATCTCGGCTTGAGCATCAGACCTGATCTTAAAGTAACCGCCAGCAATGACGGCCAAGACAATGCCGCCAATGATTAGGTAGCGGCCAAGCGGTGAGAATAGCATGGCAATCATACGCCATACTCTTCTAAATGTTTCTTACGCCAGAACCAGATAGCGCCGCCGATAATTACGATAGCGGCCATCATCAAGAACTGGGTATTTCCGATCAAACTCATGACCGTGCCAAAGAGATCGTTGGCTTCTTGGACCTGACCAACGACTTCCTTAACAGCGCCAACCGAGCCGAGCGCACCAACAGCCACAGCACCCATGCCCTGCTTGCTATCAGTCATGGACTTCTCCTGCTTGGCAGGGATAGGAACCATGTCACTCTCGTAGTTGTCGGCCCACATCTTCTTAGCTGTAGCTAGGCAAACGCGACGATCAGCAATGCCATTTGTGCCACCATTGATTTTTTTGGTGACTGTAACAATGTCATCGTTATCGGCACAGGCATTGATCTTACGGGCTCGCCAGTATTCGCAAGCAATCCGCAGCGCGATCTCAGGATCAGCAGCCAAATCAGGATTACCAACGAGATCCATGTCAATCAGATCGCCATACTTTTTGTAGTTGGCTCGACCCGTTAGCTGAAAAATGCCACGGCCACGATAACGAAAGCCATCGCCAGGTTCTGTATTACCAAGATCTTTACGTCCCTCGTAACGTTTCTGGACATCGGTAGGCCCCCAGATCTCGAACATAAACTTGAAGCCACCGGATTCATGGGCAGCTTGTGCCCAGAAGTGAGCCTCACGCAAAGCAGTATTGATGCCATACATAGGCAGCGTATCAGGCGCAGCTTTAGCCAGCTTCTTCAGTAGGTCTTTCTTGGCACGAGGCGCTAGAGCGCAGAGATCTTCATAGAGCGTAGACATTATTACCCCGCTGGTAGGCAAGCGCCTCGGATCACCAAGTTAAAATTGTAACCACGCTTATGTGTCTCTTGAATGTCGCTTAAAGCTTGACGGCATTCAGCATCATTTTGTTTAACCATTAACGGCATGAAATAGTGAACCTTCAATGTAGATACATCGAGCATCCAAGCTACCAACACAACCTTAGTGGTTAATATTGTATCCATTAGTGCGGCAGTTTTAATACAATGGCCCCAAGAGTAGCCATAATAAAAGCAGCAGATCCCATTAGGATTTGTTCAATTCGTTTAAGCCGAGCATTGATCGACTCATAACGGATCTTGCAAACTTCTTCGTGTGAGTTGAGTCGAGCCTCTGTTTCTGAGATCTGTGCCATTATTATCATCACTCAGTCGGTTCATCTGGAGGCAGCGGCTCGTTGCCTTCAGCAAGCCACTCCAGATATTTCTGGTAGTCGGTGTTGGCGGGGTCAAGCGGGATGAAGGCGTTGTCAGCCAAACGCTTGATGCACGAAACTTCAGATGTGTATGGACTAATAACGACTTGATACATTTCAAAGCTCCGCAGACGCATTATATGTCCAATAAACGTATGAGTGATACGGTGCCGTTCCAGAAGTTGATTGGTATATTGTTACACTTTGAGTTGTGATGTTGAATGAAGAACCAGTTGATCCAGACATGTTACCTGATGAACCTACTGTTGGCGTTGATAAAGTTGGCGCTGTTCTCATTGTGACAGGAAAATAGCCACGACCAGAAATTGAGCTATTTGAAACGCTTACGTCACTTTCTGCTGAATTTTGCATTGCTTGAACGTAATACCTCTGACACTTCGCCAGCGTATTGGAATAAATCTCCCGCTCAAACGGAGTTGCCACAGAGCCAACTTCAAGCTGGACGCCTGTGATGTAGAAGGTTGCGCCGTTAGTTCCTACGACTGAAACAGTGCTTGTTGGCTGAGTATAAAGACCCGCAGCCCACGCATTAGCTGTTGCCGTATAGGTTGAGCCAGCACCCAATCCAAACGCTACTTGAACCCCTGCACTATTGTCAGTTAGCCATGTGCCTGTCGTGTCGCCCGGAATTGTTACAGAAATTGTTGTCCAAGTGCTTGCAGACGAAACCGAATAGCTAAATGGATACGAACGAGACCCCGCTTGGTTAAAAATTGATCCACCAAAAGTCCCCGTCAGCGAGGAGTAAACCAAGAATGACAGTGTTACCGTTTTTGCGGAAGCCGTTCCCCAAGCCAGATCGGCTACATTGTAGCCCTCAATAACTTGCTGAACGGTGTAAAAATCAGACGATGTGACGCTGTAAGCAGAAAGGCTGGTTACACCAAGATAATTTGTGTACCCAGCAGGAAGCGTTACAGAGCCAGCATTTTGCCGCACAGAAAACTTAGAAGCTGTTGTTTGATAAGCCTTCCAACGATCAAGCGTATAAGTGTTATTTGCAGGAGTAACACTTGCCCCCGCATTCCGCTGGTCAATGACCATCGCGCCGTTGATGATGCGATTGCGCATAAAGCCTGTGGCTGCGGCGCTCGCAAGGTTAACTGCATTTGTCATTGCGTAGCTCCTTCAAGGATAGCGAGACGGGCTTCAAGCGCATCGTTCTTGGCAGAAAGTTCTTGGATGGCGGCGACGAGATGGACCACTATCTTACTGTAGTCCACGCCTTGCGGCTTTATACGCTCTTCCGTACGAATAACATTCCCGTCTTCGTCTCTTACATCAAAGTTTTCAATTTCATCTTTTTGGCCTGTAACAGCAAATGGCACAATCTCTTGCAATTCATGTGCAAGGAAACCTTCACCATAACTACCATCCGACTTCCATTGATATGTAACAGGTTTCAGTGCAGAAACCTTCTCCAGCCCAGAAGTCATGGGATGAACGTTTTCCTTTAGACGGTAATCGGAAGAAGTTGAGTATGTGGTTGTGGTTCCGCTAACGGTAATGGTTCCACAAGCGCTAAAACTGTTTCCGTTGTTGTAGAACCCAATAGCCGTATATGAAGAAGTGCCAGAACCATTGGTAATGGCAACGCCAGAATTGTTTGCAGTGTTGCGGAAAAAGCATGTCCAATCTGCGGCAGACTGAAGAACTTGAAACTTAGCCACGCCGAGCTGAGAGCTTGTCAGCCCAACTAACAAACTGCCGCTGCTGTCGATGCGGGCGCGTTCAGCACCGTTTGTCTGGAAGGTTAAGTTTGCGCCGTTGTCGTAGTAAATGTAGCCATTAGTGTAGGCCGTATTACCAAACCGAATACCACTGACAGTCGTTGAAGACAGAAGGTAGAGCTGGTTGAAGTTACCATCTGTAACTTGCAGCCTTGCACCCGGCGAACTCGTCCCGATCCCCACGTTGCCGGAATTATCAATCCGCACAGCGTCATTGTATGTGCCGTTGTTATAAGTGCGGAACCCCAAAGAAGTGTTGCCGCTGCCGCTCGTAACAGCATCAATATACGCAAGACCGCTGCTGGTCGGATAAGCATATAGGCCGTAAGCGTTACCCGTGCCTGATAATGCAGTTGTTTGTTTTGTTATAGATACAGATGCAGCTGGAGATGTTGTTCCAACACCCAAGTTGCCAGTAACATTTACACCGCCATTAAATGTACCACCCGTGGAGGCAGGAACCATGTCAGCAGTTGTAAACGATTTGAAAGCAACAATGTTAATATTGTCGCCAACTATAGCAGCATTGATTAGGACAACAGAAGTTCCATTTGTCGCAGTATAGTCAGTCGGATCAAGGACTGCGCCATTACGCGAAACAATAATATTATTCGGCGCATAGCTCAGAGTTGCAACATTAGCATCAGCACCAGAGAAGGTGGTTTGGCCAGCCGTAGCAACATAGCGATAGTTTAGCAATGAGGTGTTGCCAGCAGATGTAGCTGCAATCCAGTTGGCCCCATCATAAACCTTCATGGTGGCTGTTGTGCTATTATAGTAAAGCGCACCAGAAACCAGGGCATTGCCATCATTATCTAGGGTTGGATCCGATGCCTTAACCCCAAGGTATCGATCATCAAAGCTATCATAAGATGCAGCCGCAGCAGCCGCCGAAGCCGCTGCCGCAATCTGGGATGCCGAAGCAGCCGAAGCAGAAGAGGATGCAGCACTTGCTGAAGAGGCAGCATTTGATGCAGAAGTCGAGGCATTGGAAGCGGACGTTGATGCAGCACTAGCTGACGAAGATGCATTACTTGCCTGTGTGCTAGCCGTTGATGCAGATCCAGCCGCAGCAGTAGCGGATGTCGAAGCTGCGCTTGCCGAAGAAGAAGCATTGCTGGCTGACGTCGAGGCAGCAGATGCTGATGAGGAGGCATTGCTTGCAGATGTAGAGGCCGCAGATGCAGACGAAGCCGCATTCGTTGCAGAGGTTGATGCATTGCTGGCTGAAGTTGATGCAGCAGATGCCGAACTTGCCGCAGCATTTTGAGATGCAAGAGCATTGGTTGCGTAGGTTTGGGCATTGGCAACTTCAGACGTAGTCGGACCAACTTCAGGCTGGCCAGTTGAGCTATTGAACTGAAGCACTCGG